TCGCCGCCCGCTGGGGTGTCGCACAGGAGCAGCGTCTCGCAGCTGCACTCCTCCGAGGCCGGGCAGTCCACGAGGGTCGGTGCGGCGACCTCTGCGCCGGTCTCGACGTCGAGGTAGGTGACGGCCGTGTCGTCGCATCCGGCGCAGCGCACCGCGGCGGCGGTGCGCACGGTGCCGGTGCCGTCGTCGTAGCAGACCTGCCCGAGGACGAGCGGCGGGGCGGTCTCCTCGCCGCTGGTGGGGCCGCAGACGCCGACGTCGCCTTGCACGTCGTAGGTGGTGGTGCCGTCGAGGGTGGTGTCCGTGACGGTGGCGGTGCCGGCGCAGGTGCGGCAGATAGTCCGCAGGAACGGCGTCGTCGTCGTGGTCGTCTCGTCGGGCGTCCCCGGCCCGAGGAGAGAGATGTCGTCGATGATGAGGTCTGTCTGGCCAGGATTCACGCTGGTGTCGGTGATCAGGAGCCGCATCGTGCCGTCGGTCGCGACAATGTTGACCGGCCCGACGATGCCGTCCGCCGGCCAGATGATGCCGCTCACACCGATGGTCGGTGCCACGTCCTGCGTGAAGAGGAGGTTCCCGGCGCCGTCGAAGATCTCGATACGGCCGGTCTGCTGGTGGCCGCCGCCCCCGTTCCAGGTGCCGAAGTGGGCGGAGAACGCATAGGTGAGGCCGGGGGTGACGGTCACCGTCTGGCTGATGGACCCCGGAGGCGTATCGGCCCCGCTGAAGTCCAGGAAGCCGGGGACACCGTCCGGGCCGTCGTTGGCCACCCATGAAGCGCCACCGGTGCGGGTCCACGCGGCGTTCGTGGCCGCCGCGTCCGGGAAGTCACCAGCGGTGATCCGCTCGGGGGACTCGCCCGGGGTGGTGACCGTGGCGGCGTCGCACAGCAGCAGCGTCTCGCACGAGCACGAGTCGGGCGGCGGGCACGGCTGCAACGTGCCCTGCGGGGCGTATACCGCGCCGGTCGCGGGATCGACGGTGCGCGTACCTACGCGGTCGCCGCTGGTGGTGTCGTAGACCGCCTCCACGAGGGCCTGACCGGCGACCGTGCCGTCGGCGAGGATGTCGCATAGAAGCGAGCCCTCGACGTCCACGCGGGGCACCGGCGGCAGGCTGGTGATGATCGGGCTCGGCCCGCAGCAGCTCACAGGGTCACTCCTTGCGTCCAGGTAACGGTGACGGTGCCGGTGTCAGCGGCGATGATCAATGGACCGGCCAGCGCGGCGTCTGCGTCCCGCTGCACGGACCAGGTGACGGACTCGCCGGCGAACAGCGTCGTCGGCCCGTCGGCGGTGGTGATCTGGCCGGTGCCGCCGTGGGCGGTGGCGGTGACCGACTGCAGCAGCGCTACCCCGGCCGCATCCCACGCGGCGCCGGGGGCGAGCTGCACGCGTCGGGCCTGGACCCCGCGCGCATCAGGTGCCCCCTCGGCGGGGCAGTCCGTCGTCGGCGCGATCGGGGTGTAGGGGCCGGACAGGTCCGGGAGGTAGGCGCCGAGCGAGGTCAGGGCGCCGGTGCAGCCGTCCACCTGGATGAGTTCGACGTATTCCGTGTCGCCCAGCCCGTCACCGGTGGTGTCGTCCCACCGGCACTGCTCCAGCAGATGCTTGGGGCACTCCGGCTCGGGAGCGCCTTCGACGGGGCAATCCACCGGCGCGACCGGCGTGTACGGGCCAGTCAGATCCTCACGGTAGGTGCCGAGCGGGACGAGACTGCCGTCGCAGGAAACGCCGATCAACTCGATGTAGTCGGTGTCGCCGACCCCGTCGCCGTCGGTGTCATCACACCGGCACTCGTCGATCACCCGCACGATCGGGCACGGCTCGGCAGCGCACTCCCCGACTACCTGGCCGGCCGCGAGCGGCACCTCCGCCCCCGTGAGCGGGTCGACGACCCGCACCGCGACCCGGGCGCCGGTCGCGTCGTCGTACACCCACTCAGCCAGCGCCCGGCCCACCACCTCGCCTGTGGGGTCGAGGATGCACACCAGGTGCGCCTCGACGTCCCGGCCGGCGGGCTGCGGGCACACCTGGACGGAGGCGCCACCGGGGACGGACACCGGCCCGCCGGTGACCGCGTCCACGATCCGCTCCCCGACCCGCACGCCGGTCTCGTCGTAGACGATCTCCTCCAGGACGTGCTGGAGGACGGTGCCGCTCGCGTCGTCGATCAGGCACAGCCGGGTGACCTCGACGTCGCGGAGCTCGGGGGGTGGTGGCGTGCACACACCGACCGTGCCCGTCGGGGCGTAGACGGCCCCGGCCAGCGTGTAGTCCGCATGCCCGGTGACATCGCCCGTCGCCGGGTCGCGCTGGTAGTCGCGGACGAACGGCGTGCTGGTGCCGTCCGCCTGAACATCGCACAGGACCTCCAGGTCCCGGGTCGGCAGCACCGTCCCGGTCACCTCTGCCGGGCACACCCCCACCGCGCCGACCGGGGTGTAGACGGCGCCGTCGAGGGTGAGGTTCACCACGCCGGTGACCGCGCCAGCCGCGTCCTGGATGAGCTTGCGGACGAACGGACCGTTGTCGTCGCAGACAACGAACTCACCGTGGAACACGCTGGGGATGACCGGGGCCGGCTCCGGCGGGCACAGGCCCACGGTGCCGGTCGGCGCGTACGAGGTGCCATCGAGGCGGTAGTCGGTGTGCCCGGTGACGAGACCGGCGGTGTCACGGCGGAAGTCACGCAGGAACGGCGCGCTCGTGCCGTCTGCGGCGATGTCGCACAGGACGACGAGGTCCTGCTCCGGCAGCTCGACGCCGCCGGGGCAGTTCAGCAGCTCGCCCTGCAGCGTGTACAGGGTGCCGTCGGCAGGGTTGATGAGCTGGACCCCGGCGAGGGAGCCGTCGGGGTTGTACGAGTACTGGATGAGGACCAGGCCGAGGACGTCGCCAGTGGCCGGGTCGGTGTCGCACAGGACGCCGGTCAGCTCGAAGGCGCGGCCGTCGCCGCATGCTGCAGCGCCGACCGGGGGCGCGCCCGCGCTGTAGGTGCCGGTGGTGAGGTTGAGCCACCCGGTCTGGGTGACGGTGCCGGCGCAGTCGCGCGTCACGAGCACCGCGATGGGCGCTCCGCCCGGCAGGCACAGGCCCACGGTCGCGACCGGCGTGGTCGGCTGATCGCACTCGGGACCGGCCGGGCACACGCCGACGGTGCCGGCCACCAGGTGCGGCGTGGTCCCGTCGAGCTCGTAGTCCTCCGCGACGCCCTCGCCGCCAGTGATGGTGATACGGCGCAGGAACGGCCCGGTGTCGTCGCACAGGAGGAGGTCGGTGGAGCTGGTCGTGCCGTACACGCATTCCACCGGCGCGACTGGGATGTACGGCGTGGACGGGTCCGTGGAGTAGGTCAGCAGCAGGCTGGTGGTGCCGTCCTCGGCGACGCACCACAGCTCAGAGTAGGTCTGGTCAGCGGCGCCGTCGCCGTCGGTGTCGTCGCAGCGGGTGACACAGATCGTCCCCGCGCAGACGGTGCCGCCCCCGCTGCCGCCGGCGCAGACGCCGACGGTGCCGGTGACGAGGTGCGGGGTCTGCCCGTCGAGCTCGACGTCCTCGTGGGTGGCGGTCCCGGCCAGGAAGGTGTACCGGCGCAGGAACGGCCCGGTGTCGTCGCAAAGCGTGATCGTCTCGGACTCGGGGCAGCCGTACGTGCACTCCACCGGGGAGACGGGCGTGTACGGCACGCTCGGGTCGCTGGCGTAGGTGAGGATCAGGCTCGTCGTGCCGTCAGCGCGGACGCACCACAGCTCCGAGTAGGTGGTGTCCGCGGTGCCGTCGCCCGTGGTGTCGTCGCAGCGCTGCACGCAGATCGTGTCCACGCACCCGCAGGCCCCCTCGCACGGGCCGGCGTCCGCCGGTGGCGGGCCCGCGGTGAACGCGCCGGTGGCGGGATCGACCCAGCCGACCACCTCCGGCTCCAGCGGGGCCGCCCCGCAGCCGGAGCAGCCGGAGCGCAGGACGATGAGGATCATCGTGCAGTCTGGCCGGCACAGCGGTGTGGAGGTGATCGACGGGGCGCAGCACGCCTCTCCCGTCCCGCCGCCGCCACCGCCGCACTCGCAGGGGACCGGCTGGAGCGCCATCAGTCCTCCTCGAGGTGCGCCTGGCGGCGGTGAGCGCTCAGGCCGCGCGGCGTGGGGAAGGGGCGTCCGCAGTCCGGGCAGGTGTATTCGCCGGAGACTGCCTCGTCCCGGGTGAGGTCGGCCTGCTCTTCCTGCTCCAGTGCAGGTGGCCCTGCCTGTTCAGCATCGCGGGGCCGGGGCTGCTCTTCGTGCTCGCGCGCTGATGCAGGGCTCTCCCCAGCGGCCGAGGCCGTCTCGGGGGGAGCGGACACGCCAAGCAGGTGAGCCGGCTCTTCACCAGCGGCCGGGACGTAGGGCTGGCCGTCGACCAGCGCGCCCGCCAGCAGCTCCCCAGGGACGGCGGGAAACAGCGCGGCGGGCACCGCGAACTCCAGTGGCGAGGAGGTGCGAACCTTCGGGGTCTGCGCCACCGCCCACCTGGCGAAATCTACTCGGAGGGCTCGTGCCGGCTGAACCTTGATCAGCTGCATGCGCAGAACCCCACTTTGATCGCCGCTGCTTCGCAGCAGCTGACTTCCACTACGAAGGATCTCTCTGCCAGGACGAATCTGTCGTTACTGACGGTCCGCACGCTCTCGCGGTCCTCATTCGGCACGATCTGCGGCGCTTCGCGCCGAACCCGGATCGGCCCGGTCACGAAAAGCCACGCCTCGCCCGGCGCGGCCTCGGTACAGTCCGGCGGCCCCACGTTCGCCGCATAGCCGGCGCCGAGGACAGCGCAGTTCCCCATCAGGGTGCGAGGGCTTCCGTTCTCCAGCTGCACGGCGTTGCAGCACCCCAGCAGCGCGGCGATACCAGCCGGGGCGTGCAGGATCCCTTGGCCGCCGTAGGTTTCGGCGAGCCACCCCTCAAGCGTCGCGACGCCCTGGGTGATGTTCACCGCGCCCCCGGCCGGGGTCAGATCCACGGCCATCGGGCACAGCACCTCGCGCATGAACCACTCTTCCAACGCGCGCTGCTCACCCATGCGGAGCGTCTCGCGGGCGTGCCGTACGGCCTCGTCGTACGGCCAGCCGATCGTGTTGCAGGTAGCCCCGGCGTAGATCGTGATCGGCGCGGCGGAGCACACGCCAGGCCGCTCGAACGTCTTCGGGGAAGGGCCGCTCGTGCCGTCCTCGTTGCACCACGACCAGTCGTGAGCATCAGCACAGCTCAGCGGCATCCACTCGGTGCCGAGCAGTTCATGAACGTCCGGGACGTCGACGACCTCGACGCAGCCGCCGAGAATGCCGTGCCGTGACGGACTGCCGGGGATGGCCTCGACTCGCCGGCGCATGCCTGCAGGGGGCATCTGCCTCACCTCCTGACGCTGGGGGTGACCTGGCCAGGCAGACAGGCCAGGTCACGCGGGGTGAGGGTCGGTCAGGCGATGGGGCAGGCGAGCACGGTCTGGCCGCCGGTCTCGCCGGTCGGGCAGACAGGAACCGTGACGACTCGGGTGTCCACAGACCTGTTGACCAGCGCGACACACTCCTCCACAAACAGGGCGGTGTAGTCATTCGTGCTGAACTTTGCCGAATCGTGAATTACGCCCAGATTGACCTCTTCGCCCCGGCCGATCTGGATCTGACCTGCCGGGTAGATGAGGAACTGCAGGTTGGCCGGCCAGTCAGGTGCCGGAGTGGGTCCGCCGATGTCGGTCGGCACCGCAGGGGCGAGGCCGCGCGCGAACTGAACGCGAACGCCGAGCGTGGCGAACAGGTCCTGGATGCAGTTCGGGTTGAGGTCGCAGACATTGACACCGTTCTGCCGCGCCAGGTCAGCGAGGAACAGGTTGCGCGACCACCACGGGAACACGACCTCCAGCGAGATCCGCTCACACAGCGAATGCCGCTCGATCATGTCAGCGGCCTGCAGCGCGACCGCGCCGTACACGGCGGACAGGGCGGCCATGGTGGTGGGCACCGTGACCGGGGTAGCGGTGGCGACAGCCTGCTGGAACAGGACCTGCCGGATACGGATCTCGTGAGCCACCATCGAGTTCCTGAGGTACCAGCTCACCAGCTCCGGGAAATGCCGCTGCGTCAGAATGCCCGCCTCCAGGCAGACACCGACCGCGTCACACCGCACCTCGACAGGATCCGGGCACGGAATCCGGAAACACGGCTTCGTCGCACCGGAGATGTCGTCAGCCTCGGTGTGCACCCACGTCATGCTGGCGACATCGAGCGACGGCGTGAGGAAGTAACGCAGGCCGCCCCGGGAGAGCTGGATCTCGGGAGCGTCCCACAGCATGTCAGGGCAGGCGACATCGACCAGGTCGTACACGGTCTCACTGGGCGCACACCAGCCGCCAGACGCGACCAGGTCACCCTGCGGCAGACGCCGCTGGTTCGCCGCCGTGATAGCAACCGTGGTGCCCTCAGGAGCCGACGAGCTATCGGTGACGATCAGCTCACGCTCGAACGGATGCCGGTACGAGATCACCTGGCCCACGCCGCCACCAGCCGTTTTCAAGGCGTTGGCCCGGGAGATAATGCCGGCGGTGATGTCGTCGAAGTTGAGCGCGGCACCGGGGGTGTAGCCGGGCACATCCACCGCCGCCGTGATGCTCGTGGTCGGCGCGGGCGGCTCCGGAAGCACCCTGGGCTGACGACGCCGCACCGACGACAGGTCCAGGGCGGGCCGGCGCGGCGGAATCACAGTGGACGCAGACAGGACCGGCTGCTCCGGCCGAGCAGGCTCCGGCGTGCCAGTCGGCTCCACCTCCCCGCCGTCGCCCTCGTCCTGGTCGCCATCTTCGGCCTGGGCGGCCTGGTCGCCATGCACCTCGGCGGCGAGCGCGTCGAGCTCGGCGGCGGCGGCCTCGGCCTCCTCACGGCGGCGGGTCCGCTCGGCGCGAAACTTCCCGACGCTGGCCTTGAGCTTGCGGGCCGCGGCCATGTCGGACGTGGTGACGGAGGGGGAGGTGTACTTGGCGTCGAACGCGGCGACGGCCTTCTCCTGCAGCTCGATCAGTTGGTCGTCGCCGACGGTGGCGAGAAACTGGGAGAACTGGTCGTCGTTGAGGCTGGTGAGGAGGTGGGAGAACTGCTCGGTGTCGAGGCTGTTGATGTCCTCGGGGATCTCGAAATCCATTGCCGGGTCTCTCTCCTGTGAGGGTGAGAACCCGGCCCGCGGCCAGCGGTGATCAGTCCGATGTTAGCGCAGGGGCTGTCCCGGGCGGCTGGTGGCGTGCAGTCGGACCAGCCGCCCGGGGATCTACAATCCCGAAGGGAAGCTCATCACGTTGCTGCCCCCGCGTCCTTCTGGCCCTTCGGGCGGACGGTGCTGCCCTCATACCTTTGCGCCACAGACTTGGCCGTTGACTCGCTGGACGTGGTGTAGACGATCCGGCTGTCAGCGGTGACGACCTCGAACTGCTGCTTGCTCTTGTTGCAGCCGCATGCCATTTCAGACCTCCTGAATTATCAGCTCAGCAGCGCTTTTTAAATAGAATTGACATGCGAAAGCCCCCGCGACGGGTGCAACCGTCCGGGGGTACGGCCGACTGGATAGGAGTCGACGTGACGAACTCTACGTGCGAAACCCCGCCATGCACGAACCCGCCCCGCAGAAAATCGTCCAACCGGTGCAACCCCTGCTATCAGTGGTCGCACCGCCGGAACGGAGCAGACCCGATCGGACGCTTCGAGCCTCCTCCCCCGAAGCCTCCGCGCCCGATCCCAGCCCGATGCGCAACCAGCGGGTGCCCGAACCTCTCCCGCCGTCTCACGACCCCCGGACTCTGCAGCGCATGCCAGACCTGGACGGACCGGCATGCCGGAGACGACCCAGCAAACCGACCCGGCCTCAGAGTTGTCACTACCTGCTGTACGCCTGGCTGCGGTAGGAAGCCCCGAACGAAGTGGAACACCCACTGCAATCGATGCCGCCAGCGCATTGAGAGGAACGGCGACCCGCATGTCACACTGATCCGCCCGAAAGGCGAACTCCTCGCCGAGTTGCGCGCCATCGCCGGCATGCGAACGAACAACTGTGTTTTCATCGACGGCTGGGCTAGCCGACCGTGTGTCCGTTTCCATGGCGTGTTCATGACCGCGTCGCGAGCGGTCTGGATTATGGCTAACGGCGATCCTGGGGAGCTGTATGTCCTGCACACATGCAGCGGCGGCTCGGGCGAAACGGGTTGCGTCAACCCTGCCCATCTGCGCCTCGGCACCCAACGGCAGAACGTGGGAGACATGGACGAGGCCGGACGACGCGTCAAGGCAGCTCCGCGTGGTGAGGCATGCTCCCACGCCAAGCTGAACAGGAGGCAGGTCCGGGAGATCCGGCGCCGTTGGGTGGCTGGCAGTGTCAATCAGAAGGTCCTGGCGGCTGAGTACGGCGTCAGCCCAGCAGCGATCAGTCTGATCGTCCGGGGAAAGAATTGGGCGTGGCTGCCGGATGAGCCTCACGCCGCTGTCACCTGATCGCGCAGTCGAGAGGCCAGCTCCGCCCTTGCCGGGGCGAGCTCAGCGGACATCTGAGCAAGCTCCTCCCGCGACCGCTGGCGGCGTTCCATCTCGTCCACGATGGCCGCCGCCAGCGCCTTGGTGTCGATGGAGGGCATCTGCGGAACCGGCCGGGCGGAGGCGGCGAGGGCCGTGTTCGCCCGACTGATGAATGCGGCAGCGGCGAGCTTCGAGGGATGTCCGGGCACGGGTACCGACAACACCGCGCGGAGGGACCAGCGCCCATCGCGTTCCTGCCGCATGTGATACGACGGCTGGCACGCCAAGAAAACGCTGAGGTCCCACGAACTCACCCAGGGAGCAGCTGCGCCGGAGAACCACATGCCACCCGAGCTCATGCCGACGGTGACGATCCCAGCGACGGTGCGGGTGTCGTCGAACTGGCAGGCGGCCGACTCGCATTCGGCGCCATCGCGATGGTGTGGGGCGTTCATCGTGAACGCCCCCACCCTCACCGTCGAGCCGTCGTCGAGCTGGAACCGCGTCCGCAGGAACGTCGTGGTGTCGATCTGGCCCAGCGACTCGATCGTCAAGTTCCGGCCCGGGAACCCCTCGTGCGGCACCCCGCGCTGAGCCACCCACCCGTAGATGCGGCCGCCCGCATAGTGCACCCCGCCGCTGCCGGGCGGCAGTTCCTCCCGGGTCGGCTCACGAAACCAGGCGGCAGGCAGCGGCGGGAGCGCCTGGAACTCCGTCCACGCGGACGCTTCGAGGTCATCCATCTCCGGCTCCTCGTCCTGCCAGGGCGCGGTGAG